TTACACCTGAATATTATGGAAATATAATTAAAGGTAAAACAAAAGGTTGGATAGATGTTTATGTAATGAATAAACTAGGATCATTAGAAGATGGTAAACCAGTATATCCTAGTTGGAATCAAGAAGCACATTTATCAAAAGAAGATTTAGAAGCTGGTCCAATGACTGTATTTATTGGAATAGATTTTGGATTAACACCAGCTGCAGTCTTTGGTCAAAAGCTACCTAATGGTAAATGGTTAATATTACAGGAGTTAGTTTGTTTTGATATGGGTATAGCTAGGTTTAGTGAACTTCTAAAGCATGAAATAGCAAAGAATTATAGAAACTTAGATATAGAAATATATGGTGATCCAGCTGGTGACTTTAGAGCTCAAACAGATGAGACAACACCATTTCAAATATTAAGACAAAATGGATTAATGGGTAAACCTACACATAGTAATGATGTAGCTCTTAGAATAGAATCAGTTGAAACTACACTTGGTAGATTAATAGAAGGTCAATCAGGATTTGTATTAGATCATAGATGTATAAATTTAAAAAAAGGTTTTAATGGTGGTTATTTTTATAGAAGATTACAAACATCAGGTGATAGATATGATGAAAAACCAATGAAGAATAGATATTCTCATGTTCATGATGCTTTACAATATCTAATGTTAGGAGCTGGAGAAGGTAAACAGTTAATATCTGGTAAAGCAAAAAAACCAACAGTAGTTAAAACTAGAGGTTGGAATATATTTGGTAATAATAAAAAAAGAGATGTATGGCGAAACAGAATGAATGGTTAGTATTCTTTTATCAAAACGAAGATTACCATAATACACATAGATTTTTTAAGAAAGGTTTTAAACATTGTGGTGTAATGGGATATGATCCTGAAAAAAAAGTATGGATAATAGTAGAAACTTTATTTAGTCAGCTATTAATTGAAATTATAGAAGAAACAAAGGTAGATGCTATATTTAGAATGATAAAACAAAAGAAAGGTCATATATTTAAAGTTCCTGTAAAAAAAAGTATACCTAAGTTTCCAGTATTAATGGGTAGTTGGATAAAAGAACATTCATGTGTAAGTTATGTACAAAGATTAATAGGAATGAGCAGATTTTGGGTATTTACACCCTATCAGCTATATTGTGCGTTGAAAAAAGATGGATATTGTGAAATAGACATTTAATATGGGTAGATTTAAAAAGCCAAAATATGAAGAAACTCCTGCTGAAAAAGCAATGAGAGAAGATATTGAAAGAAGAAGGCAAGAAGAACTAGAAGAAAAAGAAAAAAAAGAAGCAGCAGACAAAAAATTAAAGAGAAGAAAAGCAAAAGGAATGGTTGGAATGAGATCACTCTTTTCAAGAGCTGGTGGTAAAGGATTTTTTTATGAAGGTGAGGAAAATTAATGGGTGGCAAACGATCAACTTCGTCTAATTCTAGTAGTGGAAGTAGTAGTAACAATAATAACAATAATCAATCAACAGTAAATCAAGGTAAACAATATGTATCTGATACTCTTGGTTTAGGATTAGGTGGTAAAGCTAATAATTTAACTGGAAAAGATCAAGATTTTTATGGAAGAGAAGCTAGTAAAGCTGCTGATGATTTTTTAATTAGTCAAGATAAAGCAAAAGCTGGAAATTATTTTAGACAGGTTGGTGGAGAGTTTGTAAGAATAAGTAAAGAAGAAGGAGAAAGATTATATAAAGCTGGTGATCCAAGTATTAGCAGATCAGTAAGAGGAACTTCAGAAAGTATGGAAATGAAATATGGATCATCTGGTAGTGCAATGGGTAGTGGTGATCCTACAGGAATACTTACAGGTACAAGAATATCAGAGCCAATGTTTAAAAGACAACAAAATATACAAATGGCAGTATTAGGAGCTGGAGCAATAGTAGGTATGCCATTAGCAGCTACAGCTTTTAATCAAGTTAGAAAAAATACTTATGGTAACTATGTTGATACTTTTATGAGAAATATGGCTAGTTCTACTTCAATGGCTGCATCTAATAGAACAACTTCAAGTCAAAATAGAACAGTGGCAGATCAAACAGCTTCAGAACAACAAGCAGTTATAGAAGAAGGAGAAACTGCAGAAGCATATGCTAAAAGAATGGCTGCATTAACAAGAAGAAACGAAGCATTAAAAGGTAATAGAACATTTTTTAGTGGAGTAAAACAAACAATATCAGGAGAATTATAATGGTTTATACATCAGTACCAGAAAGCAATATAGGATTTGATCCTGAAAATAAATTTAAAATGTTTATGAAAAAGTATTCTGATGCAGAAGGAATACATGATCATTGGAAAGATAAGTATGAAGAAGCATATGAATATACTATGCCACAAAGAGAATCTTTTTATGAAGAAACTGTTGGTCAAAGAAGAACAGATAAAATATTTGATGAAACTGCAGTAGTAGGTATACAAGAATTTGCTAGTAGATTACAAGCTGGTCTTGTTCCTACATATGGAAGATGGGCAAACTTAGAAGCTGGATCAGAAATACCTGATGAACAAAAACCATCTGTAAATGAATCATTAGATGAAATAACAAAATATGTATTTGAAATATTAGCTGGATCAAACTTTAACCAAGAAGTTCATGAAGCATTTATGGATTGTGCTATTGGTACAGGAGTTATGCTTATAGAAGAAGGAGATGCTTTAAATCCTATTAAGTTTACAGCAATACCATTACCAAAAGTAATGTTAAATAATGGGCCAGACAATAAAGTAGATACTGTATTTAGAAAAAGACAAATACCTTATAATCAACTTATGATTGCTTATCCAAATGCTGAGATGTCAGAAAAAATGCTAGAAGCAATAGAAAAGTTTGATGGTAAAAAAGCAAACATAGTAGAAGGTGTTTATAGAATATATGAAAATGAAAATGAAGAAAAATATAAATACTGTGTTGTTTGTATGAATGAAGAAGAAATAATTTTTGAAAAAGAATTAAAAGGCAATGGTAGTAATCCTTACATTGTATTTAGATGGAACAAAGGATCAGGTGAAGTTTATGGTCGTGGCCCAGTATTTAATAGTATGGCTGCTATTAAAACTACTAACCTTACAGTAGAATTAATATTACAAAATGCACAAATGAATATTAGTGGTATTTATACTTATGAAGATGATGGAGTAGTAAATCCTGATAATATAAATTTAGTACCGGGAAGTTTAATTCCTGTAGCACCAAACAGTAGAGGTCTTACACCCTTAGCTGGAGCTGGTAGATTTGATGTAGCACAACTTATACTAGGTGATATGCGTCAAAATATTAAGAAAGCATTATACATGGAAACATTAGGTAGACCTGAAGGAACACCAATGTCTGCTACAGAAGTTGCAGAAAGAATGGCTGATCTATCAAGACAAATAGGATCATCATTTGGTAGATTACAAGCAGAATTTATAACACCATTACTTCGTAGAGTAATTAGAATATTATCTAAACAAGGTAGAATAGATATACCTCAAGTAAATGGTAGAGAAGTAAAAATTATATCTACATCTCCATTATCTCAAGCTCAACATCAACAAGATATTGCAGTAGTAAATAATTTTAATTCTATACTGGCACAAACATTTGGCCCACAAATACTTAATATGATAGTTAAACAAGATGAGGTAGCTAGATATATTGCAGATAAATTAGGATTACCAGAAAAACTAATCCGTGATCCTCAAGAGCAACAAGAGTTAATTAACCAGTTGCAAAATATGGCTCAACAGTCTAATATGGCTGCTAATGAGTTGGGAATCCCTAGTCAATCGCCAGAAGGACAGTAAGTCCGAAACACAGGAAATAGATAGAATATTTGCTGCAGTATTTTCTGATCCAGATGGAAAAAAAATATTGGATTATTTCGATAGTATTGTTATGAATATAACTATAAATCCAACTGCAGATAGTAGAGTGCTATGGCATTTGGAAGGGCAAAGATATATGCTGCAACAAATTAAAAATAGAATTAGACGAGGTAAAGAATGGTTGAAGAAGTAACACAATCTACAGAAAATCAAGAAACTAAAACAGTAGAAAAACCTGAATATGTTCCTGATAAATTTTGGAATAAAGACTTAAATGAAATTAATGTTGAAGAACTTTCATCAAGTTACAATTCATTAGAAAAAAAATTGGGAGCAAGAACAGATGAATTATCCAAACAAGTACGAGAAGATATTGAAAAAGAAAAAAGAGCTAAAGTACCTGAAAACTACGAAATTGCCAAACCTGAATTGGAAGAGGGAGTTGATGTCGATATCAATGCTGATATGCCTTTACTACAATGGTGGCAGAAAACAGCCAAAGATAATGGGCTTACTCAGGAACAATTTAATGAAGGTATTAACGCATTTGTAAATAATGAAGTAAGTGCATTACCAAGTGTAGAAGAAGAAAAAAAATCTTTAGGTGATAATGCTACAGCTAGAATAGAAGCTGCTGAACTATGGTCAAAGAAAAACTTATCTACTGATGCATATGAAACTATGTCAAAGATTGCTAGTAGTGCAAATGGAGTAAAGTTAATTGAAGAAATAATGAAACTTAATAAAGATGCTCCAATACCAACTACAGAAACTGCTATAGAAGCTGCTCCAAGTTTATCTGATTTACGATCTATGATGAAAGATAAACGATATTGGCTAGACAAAGACCCAGCTTACATAGATAAAGTATCAACATTATATGAAAAATACTATGGAAGTAAGAAAGAGGCTCAGGGTTAAGTGGAGAGATGCAGAGTCACATTCTGAGTGGCTCGATCCTGAAGCTGCCAAAAAGTATAAACCAGCTATTAATTATACTGATGGTTTTTTATTAGTTGATAATTCAGATGTAATTATTTTATATATGTCATACAATGAAACAGATATTGGTGATACTTGTGTTATTCCAAGAGAGAACGTTGTTGATATTTGTGAATTGAAAATAAGTAAAAAATATGTCAGTAAGGTCTGAATAGACCACTAAGGCTCTAGATTTGCCTGTAAAGACAACAAATCAAACTCCTCTGTGACAATCTAGGTAACAAATAAGCAAACACGGAGGTTTAAATGTCTGCTCAAATTACTAATGCTTTTATTACTCAGTTTGAGGCTGAAGTACATATGGCATACCAAAGAATGGGTAGTAAGTTCAAAGACCTAGTGCGTACTGTAAACGGTGTTAGTGGTGAATCTGTAAAATTCCAAAAAGTTGGAACAGGTGAAGCTACTACAAAAGCAAGACACGCTGAGATTGTTGCTATGAACATTTCACACTCAAATGTTACTGCAACTCTATCAGATTTCTATGCGTCTGATTACGTAGACAAACTAGATGAACTGAAAACCAATATTGACGAAAGAAGCGTAATTGCAAATAATGCAGCTTATGCTTTAGGTCGTAAGACTGACAGCATCATTACTGATGCAATGGCGTCTGCAACTACTGTTGCAAACAATGCTGGTGCAAATGGTGCTACATCTTTAGCTACTGACATGAATGTTGATAAGTTTAAAGATATGCAAGCGTTATTCGGTACAAATTCTGTGCCAGATGACAACCAAAGATATTGGGCAATCGGTCCAAAACAATGGTCTGACTTATTAGCTGATGATCAATGGACAAGAAGTGAGTACTTAGGAAACTCAGAATTACCTTATGCTGGTATGAACTACACAGCTAAAAGATTCTTAGGTTTCTTAACATTCGTTTTCTCAGGTCTAGATACATCAGGATCAACTGATAGACACACAGTTTGTTGGCACAAGTCATCAATGGGTCTAGGTGTTGGATCAGAAGTTAGAACTGAAGTAAACTATATACCTGAAAAAGTTTCTCACTTAATGACTTCATACTTAAGTATGGGATCAATACTGATTGACGACAACGGTATCAGAGTACAGAAGTGTGCGGAATAGGAGATAAATATGGCATACGCTTTAGATAACCCTATTAAAAAAATCTCTCAAATGGGAGATACCAACAGCATGTGGTACTACGCTGATGGCGACGCAATAGGTACAATAGACGACAACGAGTACTTTTTACTATCTACAACTGAATTGACAGCTGGAGATGTAATCATAGTAAACAGTGGTGGCTCGAATGGTGTAGTAGATATGGTAATCGTAACTACAGCAAGCGCTACTCAAGTTAGAACTGCTTTACTTGCATAATTACTAACTATGGTGGGGGTTTATACCCCCACTAGACATAAACAATGGCAGTAACAAAAGTAGATATAGCTTCAAGAGCATTAATAATGATAGGTGCAAATCCTATTGCATCATTTACAGATGGCACAACAGAAGCATTAACAACAAATACAATATACGAAGAAATAGTAGAATCTACTCTAGTAAGATCAAACTGGAGATTTGCTACAGGACAAAAACAATTATCATTATTAGCTGATGCACCAGCTGGTAGATTTGAATATGCATATCAAATACCAGCTAATCCACAATGTTTAAAAATTATAACAATAACTTGTAATGATGCTTTACTTGCAT